GTTTTTTGTACGGGGAGCTTCATCTCGGTCTCGTCCCGCACTCTTCTTTTCGATGTTTTGCGCTTCTTGTTGCAACGCTGCTAAGAAATTAATTGCCATGTGTGTTCCTACTTTCTTGTTCCTTGTTGGAGGTGTCATTGTTCTATTGTTCAGTATCTTGGTCAAAATAAGCACCTAATTTTTAGCTCCTAGGGGCCGAGGTCTACTGAATGGCCTCTTATCTTATTACTATAAACCATTATAACATACTTTTTGAAACCTGTCAAGCCTTATGAGCGCTTACGGTGATACCAACCTTCAAACCCCTCTCCCTGTTACCTTGCTTCGGTACGAAGGGAGGCTGTGTATTGTGAGCTTTTTTGGATAAGCATGTCTCGGCGCTGTTCAAAGGCCCTGACGATATACACCAGTTTGCCAACTTCACCTTCCCAGTAACGTACTTCTTGTAGGGCCTGTTTATAGTCGGGGTCCACAGCGACTCGGTCATTGACCACTGCGATGGCCAGCTTTTCTCCAGTAGCCCGAATCTCATTGGAGATAGAGGCTCGAGAGTAGTCCAATTGGTCCTCTGCTGAGCGTAATTTTACGCGTGCCCGTTCCAATACTGAAGCCCACCAGGCGTACTTGGCCGGTTGACTTTGTAGGTCATCGATGAGGGTCGCATCCGAGATGGATAGTTCCTCTCGTAGGTCGTATTCAAAGGGCCTACCCCCAGTATCCACAAAGGACATCACGATGATTGTATCCTTATCTAATTCATGCTTCAATTCTTGTACCTCCTTTATGTAACTATTATAGCATAGAAAAAGAACCTTGTCAACTCATAAGTTGATATTGGCTCTTCATTTCTTCCAGTCGCTCTAACATAGCTGAAAGTTGTTCCTTGGTAATCTTTTTAGCGTCGGCCATGTCTTCGGCCTTTTTAATGAGCTTGTAGTACTCTGTGAACCCCTTGGTACTCTTGAAGGATAAGAAGTCTTCCTCATCATACTCAAATTCATACCCATAGGTAGCACCAACATCAGCGGACACTTCCATTGGGAACAGGATTTGTTCTCCATTATGTTCGATGTGGAGCATTGGCAAGGGAACATGTTCCATGATGTACTTTGCCTCTTTGATAGCACGAGCTACATCGTCGTGGGCCACGGATAGTGTGATAGAATCGTGAACCGTCATGATAATGTCCGCATTAATATCCGAATCTCGAAGGAACTCATCTAAGGCGATGAGGGCCTTTTGGGTTAGGAACGCCGATGAACCTTGAATTACTGTGTTAAAACTTTGTCTCATAGCCTGCTGTTGCTTTGAGTATTGATTTGAGTTCACGTTACCAAGCTTACGAATGAATCCTGAGGCAGGGATACGGATACCTGCTGTTCGTTCTGCTTCTTGTTGCGCTCTCTCGATAGCCTCTTTAATCTTAGGCTTCGACTTGAAGTATTTTTCAAATACCTCTTCAGCTTCTTCCTTGGTGATACCCGCGTCCTTAGCATACCCCATAGGCGTTTTCCCATACATTAATCCGAATGTTACGGACTTAGCGCTCTGGCGTTGGTCACGTGTTATGTCCTCTACAGGGATATCATACATCAGGGCAGCTGTTTCAGTATGGATGTCTTTGCCCTGAATGAAGGCCTCAATCATTCCCTCATCGTGTCCCACAACCGCAGCTAGATGGGCTTCCTGTGATGAGAAATCTAGGTTCACAATTGTGTCCTGTCCCTTGTAGTGGTTCGGGGTGAAGGCATTTTTGATAGGATACTCATAATCAAAGGCGTCAGGATTGTTCGTGGCCTTGGCAATATTCTGCATATTCGGGTTACGACTGGCAAGCCTAGTTGTATCAACTGCGGTGACCAAATAGCTGCCGTGTATCATACCCTTGCTATCAGCTTTTTCGATAAGGCTTGTCGTGTAGGTCGAGTTAAGTTTTGCCAAACGGCCATACGCTTGATACAAACTGGCAAAGGTTTGCTCTGGGTGAGCTTCAACCAAGGCCTCTAGAGTGGTCTTATCAGTTTTCCAATCCATGAAGGTAATGTCATCTTCCAGGATTTGATGGTTACGGAGTTTCTTGACCGTCGCTGGTGTCAAGTAGGTGTCCTCCATTGGTAGCCACATATCCTTGTTACTGAATAAGGCGTAGTGAAGGTCTGTCTTGTCCGTAGGGCTAAATTCTCGGTCCTCTTCGTTCTTGTACTTCGTGTAGTACTTGTAGAGGTTAGCATCACGCTCCTTAGGGGCCTTGGCTTTCTCCATCAGTCCCTTAGCGTAGAGGTCGTTCTTATATCGGACAGCACCCTTTACGGCCTCTGTGTCCATCATTTCATCGTAGATACGTTCAAGTTCCGCTGTAAATACTCGGTTCAGTTCCGATAGGTAGTCCACATCAAGGGCAATACCTAGGGACTGAATGTTCGTCGTAGTATTAATAAGAGCTGGATAGTGGGACACATAGAGGTCATAGAGTTCCTTGTTGGTAGCCAACTGTTTTAGGAATCGATGGTGTAACTGGATGGTTGCGTTCACATCACCCGAGGCATAGTCAGCAAGCACACGATAAGGAATCCATGAGTAGTCACTCTTGTCACTCCCATCCTGTTCATTACGGATTTCCTTAGGGTCACCAAACTTGTCTAACAAATGTACCGCAGTTTGGTATACCACAGCATAATCCTGTTCATCAAGGAAGGGTAGATAGTCATCTGCAGTCAGTTCATATTCTTCGTTCAAGGCCAGGGCCACTTTTTCGACAAAGGTCTTTTTGTAAGTAGCCTTGAGCTTTGCACCTCGGACACTGTTGAATCCTTCGTTGAACCAGCTCTTGAACTCATCTAGGGCGTTATCGTACTCCCCCAAATCAGTGTACTGCATAGCCATCTGTTTCAGGCCTTTTGGCACTTCAGCTTCCTGGGAGATAAGGATAAAGACCCCAACAAGAGTATCGATGGTGTTCTTGAACTGTACCGGACCTAGAACGGTCTTCGTTTGCGCCTCATCGAAGGACACGTTGTGGCCAATGAGGTATGCATCAGAGGAGAACAAGTCCAATAGGGCAGATACTACCCGTTCACGGTCATCTGGCGCTAGTGGGCTCGTAGGATGGTCAAGAGGAAATGTAATCCCCGTACCAGGCTTGAAGGATATGGATACAGTAATAATCTTACTATCCTCTGCGGTCCCTGATAGGCTATTAGTTTCATAATCGAAAGCTACAGCATTTTCTGGTGTGGTCGCATGTGCTTTAGCTAGTTTGATGAGGGCCAAAATCTTGTCCACATCAGTGTTGTACAGAGTAGTGTACACATTGGTACTCTTAATCAGTGATTGTTCCCCGTTGACCAAGTAGGAGAGTGCTGTTTCAAAGTCGCTCTGAGTAACGGTCTTCATGTTAGGGTTGCTGAGTACGTAAGCAGGGCCATAGGTGGCAAACGTTGGGTATTCCTTGCCCTGTACCTCAACCATTGATTTACGGTTGCGGGCCTGGGCAATTGACCCCACCCCTAGGAACGACTTAGAAGCCAATCCTCCCATTGTGATAATCACATCGGGGTCGTAGTCATGAATCTTCTGATGGAGCTGTTCTTTGTGTTCCTTCAGTTGTAACAGGGTAGGTGGCTGGTAGATATTAAGGTCAAGGTTACGGGTGTTCACCTTAATAGCAATAGGCACCTCAGGGAACGCGTAGAAGGACTCATAGGTAAAGTCCTCTGTGATATCCCGGGCTTGCTTAGCAAGTTCCAACAGGGACTTTACAAAGCGCCCGTCTTGGGAACGGTTAAACACATTAACAACTTCTCCCTTAGAGGTATGCCCAACATAGGCGTCTCGTACATACTCTTGAATGAATGCTATTTTCTTTTTTGTCATGTCAGGTGATTCTCCTTTTAACTATGCTTCTATTGTATCACAGAACAAACAAAAAAGCAACCCTTAAGGATTGCTAATCTTCATTGATGTTACGTAACTTGCTAAGAGGCTTGATAATGACCCGCTTGTGTGCCTTCTTAACATAGTAGCGCTTGTTTAGCCCATCATAGGCCTTTGCCTCTTCCACGTTAAGGGTATCAATGTTGAACAAGCTACGGAACTTGATTGAGTTCCCTGCTTTTAGTTCATCTACCATGACCTCTTCGAGGAGCTTGATAGTGTCAGCGATGTCCCTAGATGTTAGGGTGCCTTGTGAGCGGGTTTTGATTTCCCGTACTAGGTTAGTTGTTGTAAGCTTCATACTTTGACCCAAACCGAGAGAGACTTTTTAACCTTCTCATCCTCGGCCTTTCTTTCTAATAGATATTCTTTTAGTTTACTATCCTTTGTTAGGAAGATGATATTTACCTTCCACCCAGAGAGGGCATCACGTACAGAGTTGAAGAACTCATACGCATAGGCATAATCAGTTCCCTTGTAGGTGATATAAAGAGCGTCGGTAATGTAGGTGATGTCTCCAAGTCCTGACATGAGTTCATAAGGTGAGCTACTGGCTGTTAGGCGATAATCGATGCTCACCTTTAGACCAGCGGAGGTCTGCTGAATGCTAGTAATTTCCTTATCTGTTAGTTCTGGGTTGAAGGCGTATAGAACAGTTACCACCCGAGGGAAATTGGCAAGGTAATCGATGATAGGCAACGGTAGGGGCTTCACCGAAGCAACCTCAACGTGTTCAGCAAACAGTACCAGTACCTTTAGGAAATTAAAGTCGATACCTGTTTCATAGAGCACCTTGTAGTCCACCCCGTTACGTTCTGGGAACAGGTCATCCTGGGTGTCAGCATAGTCAGCAATCTCGTTAGCAATCTCAGTCTGATTATCTAAGGTAACAAGTACCTTGTCGGCTGGTTCCTCAATATTCAGATTGTAGACCTTTTGAGAGTTTAAAATGTTTAATCGTTTTGTTCTGGCCATAGAGGGAATCCTTTAATGTTTGTGTCGTTAGCCCTATTATACCACACTTTCCAGGTTCTTTTACAGGTTACCAAGGATTTCGTCCACATTAGTGCTCCGCTGTGGGTTCTTTGACCCTGTACGACGGCTATTAAGCCCTTTGGCAACCTTATCATACCAACCGGAGAACATATCAACATGGCCCTCTAACAGCTCCTTGATGGTGTATAACGCCATGAAGTCTTCTAGGGTGAGCATTAGCACGTCCAGATAGAGTTCCTCATCGCTGAGGGCATCCTTGTACTTGATTGTAGTGGCTAGATAATCTAGGTGTTTGGCCTTGGCGTCCTCTAGGATTGGGTAGCTATAGGGGAGTACAATATAGTTTGGGTTGTAGTTCCAATGTGCAATCAACGCCGGTACCTTACCGGAGCGCACCGCATCTCCCACTGCTTGGGTGAAGAACTTTGGTACCTCACCTGTACTATGTAGGAACTGTTGCACCGTTACACCTTCATGGTGCTTCAATTCTAGGGACAAAGGAAAGTTCATTTCTTGGGGAGCAACGATATCCCCAGACTGGGCGTCTTGTCCTGTCCTTTGGCTGGCCCAAGCGCCCGAGGCGGGTGTCCTATAGAAGGTACCCATTCCTGATTCCTGTGACCATTTTGTGAACAACTTGGAAATTTTAAGCTCGAAGTTGGCACCTTTGTTCTTTTGCATTTTTCCCATGTGGAAATACCTCACTACTTTGTAATATATGTACAAGAAAAAGAGAGAACCGTTACGTTCTCTCCTTCCTTATGTGTTACTTACTTGCGACCACGCTTTGTGTGACGTGGCTTCTTGTGTAAAGGCAACACCTTGGCCTTACCTTGAGCAGGTTCAGGCGTTACTTCTTCAGCAGGAGCTTCTTGTTCCGCTTTCAAAGCTTCGGCCAACTTTTGGGCTGTTTCTTCTTTTTCCTTGGCATCTTCCTGGAATTTAGTGATGACGCGCTTTTCCAATGCTTGGATATCTTCCACGCCAGCTTCCTTGGCCAATTCACGAATGATTTCACGTTGGATAGCCACGATTTCGTTCAATCCTGCTAAGTTGTCCATCGTGAAGTTACGCAAGTTGTTAACGAAGAGGGATACAATTTGTACCACGGCTTCTACATTGGCGTCCTTTGGGAAGATATCTGCACGAATAGTGTCAAATTCTTCTTGTGTTACTTTTTGGACCACTAATTGTCCTGCTTCATCATACGTAGGTTCTCCTACTTCGTTCAATACCGGAGCAGGTGAGATAACGTTCAATAAACGTTCAAAATCTTCTGTTGTCAAAGTGTTCTTAGTCTTTTCAGTCATGTTGTTGTGAGTCTCCGTTTTCTTCGTTAGTTTGCATTAGTTCTTTTAAATCAGTATCTGACAGGGCCCCATTGAGGTGGAGTTTGTACACGATACTTTGAACAAGGTCCAGTAAGCTGTCAAGCAGGACTGCGTCGTTTTCAATGATGAGGCGCATCGTCTTGACAAACATGTATGATTCAGTAATCCCTAACCCACTTTTAGTGGACAAGGCGTAGGCCAAATCTTCCTTTTCCTTATCTGTGTTAGCCTCTGATACGAGGTCTAAGATATCATTCAGGTCATTCATTGCTTCCCCTCTCAACTGTGTACTACTATTATAGCACACTTTTTGAACCTTGTCAACCCCTAACTTAGTATGAGTTGCAGTTCTGACCCTGAGTTCGGTTCATACTTAGGGGCCTCGATAATCATCTTGGCCACAAGTTCCGGTTCTAGGTCGTTGGCATCCTTACCCAGGTAAGGATTAATTACAATGTAGACCTCATCAGTGAACGCTTTGATACGGGAAGCCAGGTCCATAATTTGAGACTTGGCATCATTGTCCAAAAAGACAATGAACTTGGTCTTTGGATTGTCATCATACACGCCATGGAGCAAGGCCACCTGCTTATCAGTAACTTGTTTACCAAAGGTTGCCACTCCTGAGCGCCCTGTTGAGATAGCGTTGAATACCCCTTCGGAGATAATAATTTTACCTGTGTGGCGCGCTCTGTTCAGATTGAATATGCTATCCCTCTTTGAGTAATGGTTTTCATCCAACTGAGGGGCGTTGATAGCCTTGATGAAGGGGTCCTTCAAGATAGAACGTGTGTTCCAATAAATAACTACCCCTTTATCGTCAAAGGTTGGAAACACAAGGGATTTCTTCAAAGGAATCTCTCGTCCTGTCTTCGGATTAAGGATACCTGAGTCCTCTACATAACCAATCTTGTAGTCCATTGCCAAAGCAGGATTAATGTTACGCTTGATGAGGTAGTTGAAATAAGGATAGGATTCCACGTTCCTAGTGTTGTCGGCCAAGTACTTGAACCCAGCAGGCAAGGGTGTAGGCCCTAATTGTAATTCTTCCTCTAGATACTGTTCCCTGTACTCAGAGTTTTCCAATAACATGAACAACTTTTCTGATTCAGTCATTTCATCTTGGTCAGCACCAAGTACCGCGTTCATTTCGGTGCGGTTAGTGTCCCCCACATAGAAATCATATGTTTCGAGGAGTTCCTTAGCATCAGGGAAGTTGATACCATAAAGCTCTTTTGCAAAGGTAATTGGGTTTCCTGACCGGTCGCAGTGTTTACAATGCCAGAGGAAGGGGTCTTCCCTCTGCACATAGAACTTTTGGTGTTCCTCTCCGCAGAATGCACAGTTGAATCGGATTTCTTCCCCCGCGTCCGTCTCACCCGTGCTGGTTTCTCTAATTAAGTCTAGGAACATACCCTTACCTCCTTACAGTTTCAGTGTAGTACCCCGTAGGATACGTTTTTTAGCCCTATACAATGCGTATAGGGACCCTAATAGTTCTAAGGTGTTGTCAGTGCCCATAGCAGAAGGTAGGCCAAATTCCTGTGATTGTTTCTCGTCGTATAGTACTTCGTCCATGGCTGACATTAGCTTCTTCATAGCTTCATCATAGTTGCCCAATGTTAGGTCGTCAGGGTCCGTGAAGTCCGAAATTTTTTGTAACTCATTTAATACATGCTTGTTATACATGTACACACCCAACATATAACCTTCTTGTAATGATGTGCGGTCCACAGAGAGCTGTTCAGGGAAGAACCTGTCCAATTTTGTGTCAAGCATGTAGGTTACCCATACTCGGTTCTTGGCCAAGTAGAAGTTGTCTTGTTCGTCGGACACATATTCTAGGTTAATCCTAGAGGGGAAGAAGCGCATAACCTTGTCAGAGTTAATAACAATAGATTTTGGTTGTGCTGTCCACTGTCGGTTCAGTAGGTCCATTTCTAGGACTGTCCTGCCCGTGTCATCAATTAGTAAATTCATTTTAAGTTACCACCTTCAATTCGGGATACCCCGTCACTTTCTTTAATTACTGTAATAGTGTTCCCAAATAAGGGCTTTAGTGTTTCATTATGTGTTACGACAAAGATGCTTGTTACAGTGTTACCTAATCGTTCCCGCAGAAGTTCCACGACACGTTCAGAGCCTACACCATCAAGACTTTCAAATAGTTCATCGTAGATAAGCACGTTTGATTGTGCATCACTCTTGCGCATCAAAATGTCTTGCAACGTAAGAGATATTGCTAAGTCTAATCGTCGTTGTTCCCCAGAGGATAGTCCTGAGTAGTCAGTTTCCTTACCATTGTTCGTTACTTGGATAGAGAACTTGTCTGTTACGTCACCATTAGCCTTAGTATCCTGTGTACTGAACAGCACAGAGATTGTACCCCCTGTGAGCTGTGATAGGTAGCTTTGAATAGTGTTATTCATTTCTGGTGTCATAAGGTCCAATACGTGGCTCTTAATACCCTTATCAGAGAATGCACGTAGCACCTCTTCCATACGGGCAATCTTAGAGGCAAGGTCTTCCACCTTAACTGTTTCCTTAGCTAGGTTGTCCTTGGCTTCCACAAGAGATTGTTGGATACGAATTACATTTTCTTCTAGGCCTTGGTTTTGGCTCACGAAGGTATCCCGTGCTTGGGTAGCTTGCGTTACGGCTTGTTCCGCAATTTGTACCGGTTGGGTTACTTGAGTATAGGCTTGTTGTTGCAAATCACGCATTTCTGATTGAAGTGCATACTTGTTCTTCTCAATTTCTTGGAACGCGGTGTTAAGCTCCGTATAGGATTGTTCTTGTTCCTGTTGTTGAGTAGCCAATGTGGATAAGGTAGTGTC